CGCCGACCTGTTCGCCGTGATCAGCACGACGCACGGCTCGGGTGACGGGTCGACGACGTTCAATCTGCCGGACTACCGGGGCCGGTCGCTGTTCGGGCTCGACAACATGGGCGGCTCCGACGCCGGCCGCCTGTCAGTGTCGAACACGCTCGGCGGCACGGGCGGCGCCGAGACGCACACCCTGACCGAAGCGCAGATCCCGACCCTCGCGCACTCGATCACGCAGACCCCGCACGTGCACGGCCTCGAGTCGTACCAGTTCGTCGACAACGAAACCCCCGCACCGGCGGTCGAGGGCATCTACAACAACAGCCTCGACTACCCGGCAGGCGGCAGCGCGACGGTCACCAACTCGGCGAACGCCAGCATCTCGATCGCGAACCACGGCGGCGGGCAGGCGCACAACAATATGCCGCCCTACTCGCTGGTGAACTGGATCGTCTGGGCCTGATGGCCGAGTGGTCCTGGGCTGTCGGTGGCGCCGCGCCGGGCGGCGTCCCGGAGCGTGAGCTGACGGCGGCGTTCGGTCGCACGGTGACGTGGCGGGTGGATGCTGCGGCGACGGCGCAGTTCTCGATCGACGGCCGCCACGATGAGGCGGCGGCGTTCGTGGAGCGCGAGTCGGACCTGTGGATCTGGCGTGACGGGGTGCTGTTGTTCCGTGGCCGGATCGTGCCGCCGGTGCAGGACGACATCGACGAGGACGGCCACCTGTGCCAGGTGGTGGCGGTCGACTACCGGGGGATGCTCGCGCATCGGATCGTCGGCGCTGACGGCCGGACGTTCTCGGCGGTCGATCAGGCGCAGATCGCGTGGACGTTGATCGACGAGTCGCAGTCCGAGACGAACGGGGACTGGGGCATCACCGAGGGTGTCGGCGCGACGTCAGGCCAGACGCGTGACCGGACGTACGCGCCGGGCAAGAGCCTGCTCGACGCGATCAGCGAGCTCGGCAAGGTGGACAACGGGTACGAGTGGCAGATCTCGCCGACCCTCAAGCTGGACCGCTGGTTCCCGCGTCGGGGCTCGACGGTGCCGGTGGTCCTCGACCACGGCGGGGTGCTGTCGAGGGTGCGTCGCTCGTCCGCGTCGGGATGGGCGAACCATGTGCTGTCGGTCGGCGCGCAGGGCACGACACCCGAGGTGGCCTCGACGGCGACGATCGCGACGGACCCGGCCGGCCGGTGGGAGCTGTTCGACGGCGACGGCTCCACGATCGAGCAGCAGTCGACCCTCGCCAATCGTGCGCAGTGGGCGGTCGATCAGGCGTCGACGGTGCCGGCGACGTTCACGGTGACGTGGGCGCCCGGCCGGTGGGGCGGCCCGGACGAGATCTGGGTCGGCGACATCGCCACCCTGTCGGTGCGCTCCGGGAGGCTAGCCGTGCACGGCCCACACCGGCTGGTGGAGCTGACCGCAGTCCCCGGCCAGGACGGCACGGAGACGATCGTCGGCGGGATGGTGGGCACATGATCGGCCAGCACGCACCGACGTCCGAGGTCGAGCGGCTCGCCGCGCAGATCGCCCGGCTCGAGGAGCGGGTGGCGGACCTGCAGCGGGCGCGAGTGGCGCCCGAGTTCACCTACACGCCGTCGCTGACCGCGACGTCGGTGAACCCGAACGTCGGCTCGACCGCCGTCCGAGACGGCCAGTACCAGGTCGTCGACGGCCGCTGCCGGGGACGGGCCACGGTCTACGCGCAGGGCTCGGGGATCGCCGCCGGCACCGGCAGCTACCGCGTGTCACTGCCCGTGCCGGTGCGCTACCTGCCGAACACGTCGATCACCCCGATCGGCTACGGGCTGCTGTACATCGGCAACCCTGCGGCCGGGATGCATCCGGTCGCGTTGGACGCGACCCCGTCGACGACCACGGCCCGCATCCTCGGCGAAGGGTTCGAGGCCGGCTCGTCGCTGGCCGGCGGGTTCGCGGCCGCAGGCAACTGCCTGTGGATCGCGTTCGACTACCCGATCTGACCTGAGGAGGTCGCTCCCATGCGTCGTCTCATCGGCTACTGCGCCGCGCTCGTGATCGGGTTCGTGCTCGCCTGGTTGGTGTCGCCGTGACCGCGCCCGAGGTGGAGGTGCCGGCCGGCTGGCCGGAGCCGGGGATCGTCGAGGTGGAGGCGCCGGTCGACGAGCTCGCCGGTGTCGTGCTCGATGTGGAGCCGGTCCGGTGACGGCGCCGCTGCTGTGGCTGCCCGAGCAGCTCGCTCGGTTCCGTGCGTCGGTGCGGCTGGTGGCCGGCTGGGAGTCGCGTTCGGCGAAGCGGACGCTGAACGCCCGCTACTTGATGTGCCATCACACGGCGTCGGTGCCGTGGTCCGGGGAGGACGCGAACCGGAACGTGGTGGTGAACGGCAACTCGGTGGCGCCTGGCCCGATCGCGCAGCTGCTCGTGCAGCGCTCCGGGGTGGTCGAGGTCATCGCCGCCGGCAGCTCGAACAACGCCGGCGCCGGGGTGCTGCCGGATGGGCGCACGGACGGCAACGCGCAGCCGGGGATCGAGACGGTGAACGCCGGCGCCGGGATGCAGTGGACGCCCGGCACGAGCCGGGTGCAGTACGGCGGGTCGGTGTTCACGCTGACCGCGTCGCAGCTCGCCACCTGGCAGCGCCGTGTCGACGCCGGCGAGCTCGTCCGCGACCCGTCGACGGGCATGTGGTGGGAGGTGTGGCCCGAGCAGCAGCTCGTCGGCTACGCCGCCGCCGCTGCGGCCGTCCTCGACTTCTACGGCTGGGGCCCGGACCGGATGGTCGCGCACGCGACGTACGCGCCGCTCCGCAAGGTCGACCCGGCAGGCCCGTGGTTCGACGAGCCGACGAAGCCGCTGCGTGCCGACGCGTGGATGGCCCGCTTCCGTGGCCTGGTCGGTCTGCTGCTCGACCAGGTGAACCACCCGACCCCACCCCCACCGATTCTCACCCCAGGAGGTGACGACGTGCTCAACGTCATCCTGTCCAGCCCGAGCTACGGCCGGGCCCATCTGGTCCGCGAGGGCGGCCGGATCCACATGACGGGCCTGCCGACCGATGTCGACGTCGCTGCAGCGCGAGCGATGGGCGCCGTCGAGGTGACCTGCTCGGACATCCTCTGGACCGACTGGCTCGGCAAGGCGCTGGTGGACATGGGCTGGGCTCACGTCGCCGGCGGCCAGGTCGTCCGGAACTGAGCCGAGCCGATGGGTGCGATGCGATGCACTGGCGTGGAGCGCTGACAGCGATGTGGGCGGCAGTAGCTGTGAGCTTCCTCGGCGTGCAGGTGACGTTCGATTCGACGCAGCACGCGGCGGGCTGGGTCGTCGCGATCGGTGGCGCGATCGCCGTCGTGTGGCGGGGCCTGGTGCGTCCGGTGGTGCGTTGGGGGCGTCGGCTCGAGCGCGTGATGACGAGCGTCGAGGACCAGCTCTACCCGAACGGTGGCGCCACGTTGCGCGACGCCGTGATCGAGATCCAGAAGGTGCTCGGCCTCGAGCCGAAGGCGCCGACCAAGCCTGGGAGGAAGCCATGACGAAGCGGATCCGCACCCTGTTCACCCGCTCGTTCTGGGCGGACGCCGGCGAACGCGCGTTGAAGAGCGCCGCTCAGGCCGTGCTCGGCACCGCCCTGGTGGCGGACCGCGCGTTCGACGTGCTGCACGCCGACGCTTCGGTCCTGATCGGCGCCGCCGCGACGGGCGCCGCGTTGTCGGTGCTCACCTCGATCGTCTCCGCCCCTGTCGGCGGGGACGGTGCCTCGCTCGTCCACACCACCCCGGAGGCCTGATCATGGCCCGTGTCGACCAGATGCCCGCCCCGCTGTCGTTCAGCTGTGTGGCGGGAGATCCGCTGCCGTGGACGATCGTGGTGGCGGGAGCGCGCGTTTCGGAGCCGTCGCTCGTCATCCTCGACGGCCCGGACGGCACGGAGGTGTCGGGCGTGACCCCGACGGTCCTCACGAACGACGGGACGGACGTCGTGTGCGCGTTGAGCGGCGTGGACACCCTCGCGATCAAGGCGCTCAAGCCGGGCGCGATGCCGGCCCGGGCGACGTACTGCATCCGGGCGCTGGTGGACGACGAGGGTCCGTTCGCGCTGGCCGCCGGCCAGATCGAGGTGCTCGCTGTCGGCTCGACGGACAACAGTGGGTCGACCTCGGCATCCCACACCATCACGCTCGCCGAGGGCCGGGTCATCGCGCTCGTCGCGACGCTCGGCGCGACGGCCGGCATGACGAATCTTGCGTGGGTCGCGTCACCGACCGCGGGCGTGATCTCGTCGGACACCGGTGACGACGCCACGCTGACACTCGTCGACGGCACGAATGCCGGGCTGATGGCGCCGGCGCAGCACT